ATAACCACAAATTTCCTTATCATATAAATAGTATAGAAACAACTATATAAACTATACTATTATAAAAGGAGAAGATTGTGGCATTGACCCTCCAAAAACAAACTGTAAACATTGCACTAGATCAAGGTTGCACGTTTGAAAAAGTAATCTACGCACAAAATTCCGCTAGTCAGAATGTCACTATTTCTACAGGCACTTGTGCCGCCAAGATGCGTCAGTCTTACTATTCATCAAATAATGTTACTACTATGACTACCGCTGTTGCAGGATCAAATGTAACAATCTCGTTGACTGCAACTCAAACCGCAGCTCTTTCTCCTGGCAACTATGTTTACGATGTTGAATATACACAGTCAGGTGGTACAATAGTAGAACGATTGGCAGAAGGAATTATAACAATATCTGCGGAGGCAACGAAATGACACAACCAACTACTAGATCAACTTTTAAAGATTATTGTAAACGGAAACTTGGCTGGCCAGTAGTAGAATTGAATATTGATGATGATCAAGTGGAAGATTGTATCGATGATTCTCTTCAATTTTACCAAGAATTTCATTTTGATGCAACTGAAAACATATTTTTAAAACATCAAATATCAGGCTCTACTCTTAAATTGGCAGGAGCTCCTTCCGGAGATTTTTCAAATGGTGAAATAATTACTGGAGGTACAAGTGGTGTTCAGGCAACCGTACATGCTTACCACAGTGCTAATACTACTTTAAGATACAAAAATCCTGAAGTTAAATCTGGTGGAGATGGTAATACGTTTTATGCAAATACTACTACCACCTTTTCACTTGGCGAAACCATTACAGGCAATACTAGTTCAGCAACAGCGACAACTCATGCTGAAACTGCAACCGCAATAGGTGACTTTGATAATAAATACATATCGATAGCCGAGGCAATTATTGGAGTTCGAAGAATTATTCCTTTCTATGATAATTCTAGATCCAATTCTATGTTTTCCTCCAAGTATCAATTTGCACTAGCTGAGATGCATCAATTAGGATCAACCTTAGTAAATTTTGAGATGGCACAAGAACGTTTATCGTTAATTAATGAAATGTTCACAGGAACTCCAATGTTTAGATTTAATCGACACATGGATCGATTATTTCTTGATATTTCTTGGGGCGGAGATGTAAGTATAGATGATTGGATAATTGTTGAATGTGATAAAATTATTGATCCGGCCACGTTTACCGATATTTGGAGTGATATGTTTCTCAAAAGATATAATACTGCATTGATGAAAAAACAATGGGGTCAAAACCTTACCAAGTTTGAGGGAATGCAACTACCAGGTGGAGTAACGATGAATGGGAGACAATTGTATGATGATGCAACCACAGAGTTAGAAACTATTCAAACAGAAATGTCATTACGATACGAGTTACCAGTAGATCATTTAATAGGATAATAAATGGCAACAAATCAGTATTTCAATCTACATGGAACAAACACTCCAGAACAAAGATTGATAGAAAACTTAAGTATTGAAGCCATCAAAACCTTTGGTATTGATGTATATTATTGTCCCAGAACATTGAATGATGAAGACACATTGATGGGTGAGGATAATACCGCATCTTATAATAGTGCTCATACAATTGAAATGTATATTAAATCCGTAGACGGATTTGAGGGTGATGGTGATTTTATTTCGAAGTTTGGACTACAAATAAAAGATCAAGTTACCTTTACTGTTGCTAACCGTAGATGGGCAGAATTGAATGTTCAGGGTGACGGAAGGGCGGATGCACCACACGAAGGAGATTTGATTTATTTTCCAACAACATCGGCATTATTTCAAATACTATTTGTAGAAGATGAAGCGATATTTTATCAAACAGGAGCATTACAAACTTATGATATGTTGTGTGAAATGTTTATTTATTCAGATCAATCACTTAATACTGGTATTGAGGTTATAGATGCAATTGAAAGGTCACATTCTTACTCAATTGACTTTACAATGGATACAGGTAATGGTGATTATACTATTGGTGAAACAGTATATCAGGGTGCATCACTCTCCGCCGCCACAGTTAAGGGAGAAGTTGGTAGTTGGAACTCGACTACTAAAATTCTTAACCTTTTTAATATGACAGGCAACTTTTCTGGAACTGTAAACATTATTGAATCTCCGTATTCTATAGCATTAGAAGATGACACTACACTTCTTTTAGAAGATGGATCACTAATTACCCCCAATTCTTCAACTGAGGGTAAACCATACTTTGAAACTAGTGCATCTTACTCTGTTTCCTCTTTTGATGCTCAAACATCTGCTGCAGATACAGCAGCAACTACAGGAAATGCAGAAATAGAAGCCGCCGCCGATGCTATTATTGATTTCACCGAAGGTAATCCATTCGGGAGTCTATAATGTTAGGAACAACTTATTATCATGAAACTATTAGAAAATATGTAGCAGTTTTCGGAACTCTTTTCAATGACATAAACATTCAAAGGAAAAATTCTGCTGGTGTTATAACAGAACAAATTAAAGTTCCAATTGAGTACTCTGCAAAAGATAAAATGTTGTTACATATTAGAAAAATGTCAACAACTGATGCTAGTGTTGCAACTACGCTCCCCCGAATGGGTTTTGTTATGAACGGAATTGCTTACGATGGAACTAGAAAATTAAATACTCTGGGTCAAGTCTATGCGGCAAATACTGCTGCATCTTCAAGTACACTCATGAAACAATATAATCCTGTACCTTATAATTTTGACTTTGAACTTACTGCGGCAGTAGATAGTGCAGAAGATGGTGCACAAATATTTGAACAGATTGTACCTTTCTTTACTCCAGAGTTTACATGTAGTGTTAATCTAATTCCTTCTATGAATGTTAAGCCTGATATTTCTATAATATTAAATGGTACTACAGTTGAAGATTCTTTTGAGGGAGATTTTACTACGAGAAGAGAAATTATATGGTCATTTACTTTTCAACTAAAAGGATATATTTATCCAGATGTTAAGTCGGGATCAATCACCAAGAGCGTGATAGTGGCTCTTAGAATGCCCGCAGAAGAAGCAGATGTTCCAGAACATATTATTTTGGAAGATAGTACAGATTTTTCCATTAACTATTTACTTTTGGATGCAGACGCGGGTTCACCAGATGCGACAGGACTAATGAAATTTATAACAGAAGCTAGTTCAACAGGAACAGGTGCAGCGGGAATTAAATCAAGGCTTACAGTTACACCAGGACCCGGAGATGTTACCGCTAATGATGATTTTGGTTATACAACTACTCGCGAATTCTTTAATGATAATATAGATGTCAATCTTACAACAGGACTTGATGTGACCTTATAATATGGAGAATCAAATGAAAGCTGATACTCGTATAGATGAAATACTTGAAATTACTAGTTTAGTTCCCACATCGGAAATTAAACCTGAATCTACTACAAGAGTTATCCCACAAAATGGTAAAGATGATGATATTGATTATAATTATGCCCGTGAAAACTACTACAATTTAATCGAAAGAAATCAAGACGCAGTAGAAGAGATGTTAGAGATTGCAAAACAATCAGAACATCCCCGTGCTTTTGAAGTGGTCGGTCAACTAATTAAGTCTGGATTAGACGCAAATAAAGAGTTGATGGCTCTACATAAAACCAAAAAAGAACTAAGTATAGAAAAGGGGCCGACACAAGTAACCAATCAGGCAGTCTTTGTTGGTTCTACTGCTGAATTACAAAAACTCTTAAAGGTTAAACGTGGCGAGTGAAACATATCTAGGAAACCCCAATCTCAAAAATGTAGGTCAGAAGATAGAGTGGACAGAAGAAACCCTTACTGAATATATGAAATGTAAGGAAGAACCTGAATACTTCATACAGAATTTTGTCAAAATTATTCATGTAGATCACGGATTGGTGCCGTTTGAGATGTATGATTATCAAAAAGATATGATACATAAGTTCAATGATAATCGTTTTGTGATTTGTAAAATGCCTAGACAGACAGGCAAATCAACCACAATCATCAGTTTTTTACTTCATTACATTCTGTTCAATGAAAGTGTTAACGTTGCTATCCTTGCTAACAAAGGTGCGGTAGCGAGAGAACTTCTTTCTAGATTACAACTCGCATATGAACATTTACCTAAATGGTTACAGCAAGGAGCAGTTGTATGGAACAAGGGTAATATTGAAGTAGAGAACGGATCGAAAGTTATTGCTGCGGCGACTTCTTCTAGCGCTGTTCGTGGTAGTTCTTTCAATATTATTTTTCTTGATGAGTTTGCTCATGTTCCGCAAAATATAGCAGAACAATTTTTTACTTCTGTATATCCTACTATTTCTGCTGGTGAATCTACCAAAGTTCTGATTGTTTCAACTCCACTTGGACTCAACATGTTTTATAAAATGTGGATAGATGCAGAAGAAAAAAGAAGCGATTATGTACCAATTGAGGTACATTGGTCAGAGATGCCGGGGCGTGATGGGAAATGGAAAGAAGAAACAATACGTAATACTTCTGAAGTACAGTTCACTCAGGAGTTTGAATGTGAATTTGTTGGTTCAACATATACATTAATTGCTCCATCAAAACTTAGAACAATGGTTTTTAAGAATCCAATTCATAGTAATAACAATCT